TCAGCGTGTGAGTTCGCGGACGTAGTCCTGGCAGGCACGCAATGTAATCAATCCGCGGTCGCCGAAATCGGTGATGGCGATAATTCGTCGAGCATGCGCTGGCTCAAGTCGGGCGCGTACGGCGCCATGATCCACGCTGCCGGGGGCGCCGGCGGCGGGCACAGTGGCGCAAGCGCTGTCGCGCTCGACCAGGACCGACAACCGCAGATCAGCAGTGGCAAGCCGATCACGCAGGCGAGCCTGAGTTTGTTGGGCATTGGAAAGCTCCTGAAAGTATCGCGATTCGCTGGCCTGTAGACGCTGCTGCAGGTCTCGCCGTAAAGCCCGCTCGGCCAGCAGTTGGCCGGCAAGCGTCTCGGCTTGCTGACGCATCTGTTGTGCATGGCTGCCCGCCTGCTCGGCCAATTGCCGGCCATAGCGCCACCCCTGGACCTGCCAGGCCAGCAAAGCGGATGCAAGCATGAGCAGCAGGCAGAGCCCCAGCCAGCTGCGGCTCAACAGAGCACCTCGTGTGCTCGCGCCCACAGCGCCAGGCGATCGTCCAGGCCGTTCAGGCCGCCATTGATAAGACGGGTGATGCGGTTGAACTCGCCGCGATCCGCCAGCGCGTTGAGCCCGCGTGAATGCCAGAACCAGGCCGCCGACTCGCAGGCCCAGCGCGGTTGTTCGAGCAACTGCGGCTGCGCCAGCAAGCGCTCATCGCCAAACAGGGCCCGGCTACAGGCCTGATAACTGTTGCGGCCGGTTATCTGAATCAGGCCGCGACCGCAGTACAGCTGGCCATCACCGTCGGCCTGCGGCGTATTACCCAGACGCCGCGCAAGGCTGCCGGTGTCGTAACGGGAGAGGTAGCGATCGCCGCCCAGCTCCTTCACATAGCGCAGTTGGCCGGATTCATGGCCGATCTGTGCGAGAAACGCCGCGATGCGCCTCGGGTGATCGATTTGCCAACGCGGCAAAGCTTCGTTGAGCGCTGCGAGAAAGGTGCCGACCCGCTGGCCGGCGAGGGGAAATATCTGGCTGAGTTGGCCTTCGGTAAGCATGCTGCACCTCCTTGTTTAACAAAAAAAGCCCAGGACGAGGTCTTGGGCTTGAGCCGCAACGATGAGCCGCGCACACGTTGCTCAGACCTTGATAGCCGTGCCTCGCCGCGGCGCGACGCCCGTATTGTTGGATTTGCCCTGGCTGCCTCCATTGCAGTGCACCGTGGTCTGCCAACCGCTGTTGGTGAACAGCTGTTCAACCGAATCGATCAGGTACAGCCCGTCCAGCCCGGCGCAGAAGCCGCTGGTTTCGATGCTGCGCTCGGCAAACAGATCGGTTCGTCCGGCCATCTCCAGGCGCAGGCTGGCGGTGCCACGGTTGAAGCTGGCCAGCCGCGCCCTGGCGGCCTGTTCGGCAGCGGCGCGATTGGGGTAGACGTGGCGGTCGGTATGCACCGGCTGGTCGCCCGGCGTCACCGCGCTGTTGGCCAGCTCGACCACCTGCAGCGCGCCGCTGGCAGGGTCCTGGTGACGGGTACGCACGGCCTTGTGGGTCTGCTGGTCATCCAGGCGGAGCTGCCATTTGCTGACCATGCTGCGGTCAAGCGTGACCACGCCAAGCGGCTTGCCGCTGGCGCTCTTGCCAGCCTGGCGAGGCAGCACCAGCAACTGGCCGTTGGCAAGTTTGGCGGTGCAATCGTAGAGCCGCGCCAGACGCGTGATGAAGGCCAGATCAGACTCCGCGTACTGGTCGACCCGCGCGACCAGTACGGTCAGCGGGCACACCGCCTGCCAGCCGTTACGCGCAGCAATTTCACTGACGATCCTTTGCAGCGGCAGCGCTTCCCAACTGCCGCTGCGGGTGGTCTTGCCGCTGCCGCAGAGGTCGCTGGCCTTGCCGCGGATGACGAGCGTGTCAGGCGGGCCGGACAGCTCGACTTCATCGACCGTAAAGCGCCCAAGCCGGGTCAGCGGTTGCCCGCCATAGCCGAGATGAACCTCGATCGAGGCGCCTCGCGAAGGTAATGCAAGTGCGCCGTCGCGGGCGTCGATACGCAGTTCGAAATCATCTGACTGCATGCCCGGCTTGTCGCTGGTGCGCAGCAGTAGCAGGCGCTGGTTGATCAGCGTGGTGATGTCGTTACCGTCGGCAACGATACGAAACTGTGGTTGCATGGGGTGGCTCCGAAGCAGGGTCAGTCCCACAACTGGACCGTTGTGCCGGCAGCGGCGTGCTGGAGGTCGGGCAAACTGATCAGCACCCCGCCGGCAAACGGCTGGGTCTCATCTGCCAGGCCGTAGTTGGCCGCCAGGACTGCCTCGACGCTGCCGTTGAGGTGGCCGTAATAGTGCTGGCAGAGGCTGTCGAGCAGGTCCCCCTCAGACGTCATGCAGGTCTTGCCCATAGCTGATGAACTCCAGTGAGAAGGTTTGTTTACGCGGGATTCCGCCGGCCAGCAGGCTGCTCTGCTCTTCTTCAACGCTGGTCAGGCACCAGTTGCCAAGCACCTCGCCGTACCCGCTGATCAACGACAGCGGCAGCAATTGCCGACCAATGCTGCGCAGTGCCTGCAACTGGCCGAGCCCGCCTTTGAAAGTTGGGAAGATCGCCCCACGGATATTGATGGTCTCTTCGCCGAGGCCCACCGCCTGTTGCGCGCTGGCGCGGCTGAGGCGTTCCTGACCTGCCCAGCGAAAGCGAGTCTGACGCCGCAGTTGGTCGAAGGCGGCAGTATCCAGATTGAAGTAGTACGCTGCGGCGCCGGGCTTGAGCGGTTGCAGCACCAGCAGGTGCGCAAACGGCTTGACCGCCTCCGCTGCCGGGGTGCTGTCGGGGGCGAAGCCCAGGGTCGAGAGGGCGCCGGTAACTGCCGCGCGCACTCCCCCCACCACCCGACGAACCGCGGCCCCGGCTTTGTCCACTTGCTCGGCGAAGGTGCCGAGGCGAGCACGCACCTGGCGCACCACGGCAAGGGTCTGGTCGTACTTATCGATGACCTTGGCCACCTTGGCCTGGGCCGAAGTGATTGCCCGCATGCTGCGTTGCAGGCGCGCACCGATCGCCGGGCCAACCACCGGCAAACCCTCCAGGGTGGCGACGGCGCCCTGTACATGGCCGATGGCCTGATCCATCGGCTCGAGCATCGCGTCGGCCCGCCGACGCCCCGCTTCCCCCGCCTTGACCAGCGCGTGGAGGCCAGCCTGCAGCTGTTCCTGATAGTTCATGAGTGGTCCTCAACCAACGTGGGGTAGTTCAAACATCTGCACTGCGCGGGCCTGACGCATCAGCTCTTCCAGCTGACGACGGGCTATCGCCTCCAGCTGGAGCAGTGTGCTGGGGTCATTGAGGCTGTTGTTGAAGGTGACCGGCATGTTGGCGGTAAAGGTGAATTGCTGATTGATCATGGGGGTGGGTGCTGTTGGCGCGGTCTGTGCGGGATCGGTCGACAGCGTTGGCTGCTTGGTACACTCGGCCAACGATTGGCACGCGTCTCCAGGTGATGTCGCCGGGTCGGATTCGCGATGGGCCGCAGCCTGCTCTGCTGGGGGCGTGTCTGAGGTCACGAGCCTGGCCAACCAGCCGCCAACCTGCTCGCCACCCATGCTCCCAAGCACGCCGCCAACCAGCCCGCCGATGGCGGTACCAATCACTGGCACCACCGAGCCGATTGCAGCGCCCGCTGCAGCGCCGGCCAAGCCTCCGCCCAAGCCGCCCAGAGCGGTGCCATAGCCTTCGAGCTTCTGCACAGGCGTGACATCGCTGCTGTAGGTGTCGGCGAGTTGAAGGGTGGTGTCCAGCAGTGTCAGGCCTGGAATTCCTTTCCAGGCTTTGCGTGGCTGGAGGAGAGGTGAGCTGGAGCCGACCGTGGTAGAGCCAGTCCGCAAAAGACCTGGCGCAGCACTGAAAAAGCTTGCCCCTCCAGCCTGTACGTATGAAGGGGCCAATGAAGCGGCGGACCAGCCATTGACTGGCGTCAGAGGGGAAACTGTCGCTGCCGCTGGATTGAATGACCGACCTATACCGATAAATTCAACTGTCGATGACGGCGCGTCCGATTCAGTTCTCTTATCGCGTGCTTGTTGCTCCGGTTGCCCCGAACCTGCAGAGCTTGGCGCGGATCCCGCTTCACCTGCTTGCGCAACTGAGGACGCATTCGATGCGGTCGGCTTTGGCTCGTCCTGGAAAAAATCATGCAACTTGCCGCCTGCCAGCCCACCCAGGATGTCGCCGACGAAGCCGCCGATCACCGGCGCATACCGTTGAAGTCGCTTGTTTCTGGAAAAGGCGTTTGCGAGTGCTGTTGCGGTTAGCATCCCGCCTAATCCCCCCACTGCCGCAGCAACCCCCTCGACCTTCTCCTTGCCATCCTCACCTGTGACCAATGCCTTGCCACCAGTGAGCGTAGCGCCAACCACACCTGCACCGAAAACGTCACTCACAGCCTTGAACGCCCGCAATCGTCCAGATGCGGAAGCTTGTTGGCTCACTTTATAGCTTGCGCTGGCAAGAATGGTGGCAGCTGCCGCAAGCGTTGCGAGCATCCCAGCTTTGTTATTTGCGCCTGCCGCAGGCGCCGCCTGGCTCCCGGCTTTTTCAGCATCCTCTCCCTTGAGCGTCACCAGATGCTCCGTCCCCGCAGCGAAGCGCTGCTCTGGCACGGGTGAGGCACTTGTCCCAGGGGGATATTTCAAAGGCGAGCGCCACAGCGCTGGCTGATCCTGCCGCTTGACCCAGATCAGGCCGGATATCACCTGGTCCAGCCGGGTCAAGTTTTGATGCAGACGACCCAGCTGATCGTTCACAGGGATTAGCGTCAGACGCTGTGCCTCTGGCCCCTGCGAAGGGTCCGGCTCGGTCGAGCTGCCGATTCGGCGCCCCGGTTCAAGCACAGGCCCGACACCGGTCCACGCGCTGATGATCAGACCGAGCCGGGTGGTATTCATTTGCTTGCGTAACAGATCGATGCTGATGCGCAGCGCGTCAAGCGCAGCCCCCAACGGCGGGCTGAAGTTGACGCTGAGCCCCAGGTTGAATGGCCCTATTGTCTCTGCCATGGCTTACTCCTGCTCATTCCGAAAGCCACCAGACCATGTCGCTGTACGACATGGTCATGATTTCGCTCGCGGAAAAATTCAGCTCCTTGGCCAGCCGCTTGGCAGCGGCCTTGTGCCGGGCCGGGTCAAAGTTCGTCGTCCTGCACCAGGCGAAAATAGCCCGCCTGCAGACGGCTGTAGTCCTTCAGGGCCAGACCTTCGAGGTCCTTGATACCGACCTCGGCCAGCGAGGCGAACAGGTTCAGTTCACGCTGTTCGTCATCATTGGCGCCGCCCGCATGGGCGTTGCGGATATCGCGCACGGTGGGTGCGCGCAACGACAGGCTATCGACCTGGACGCCATTGGCCTGGCTGGGCCGGGACAGCTGCACGCTGACGCGTTCAGCGCTCAGAGTCAGCCATTGCGGCAGTTTTTTTGCTTGAGCCATGGGCTTCTCCTTAAAGGCCGAGCGCAATGCGCTGCGCGGTCAGTTGATCGACGCCATTGATCACGCGCTTCATGCCCAGCGCATCGATCTCGTAGACCAGTCGGCCATCGACTTCGAGCTTGTAGTAGGTCACGGCCACGCTGTGCTTGATTTCAGCTTTGTCACCGGCCTTCCAGTCGCCCATATCGACTTCCTTGAGGGCGCCGCGCAGGGTCACCACCACCGGATTGATCTTGCCCTTGAGGCCTTTGAAGGCGCCGCGGAAGGTGCCGTTGAAGCCACTGCCATCGGCCAGGCCGAAGAACTTGAGGGCGTCGCGGCGCACGCCGGTGGTGGTGAACGCCGCCTCCTGTTTCTCCATGCCTTGGTCCATTTCGACCGGCATGTCCATGCCGCCTGGGCGGTGCTCTTCCATTTTCAGGGTGAGCTTGGGCAGGGTCAGGCTGGGTACATCGCCCTGGAAGCTGACGCCATCGACGAACAGGTTCAGGTTGGCCAGGGTTTCGGGAATCATTGCCATGTTGATGCGCTCCTTAAGCGACGGAATCGAGGACTTCGGTCAGCCACTGGTTGGTGACTTCAACGCGGAAGTTGGGGTTTTCAGCAGGTGGGACGTCGGTGAAGCGGATGTTCCAGTACACCTTGCCCTGCTCGAGCTGGCTGGCCGTGTTCAGCTCAGGGTCGGCAAACACCTCGAAGTTGATGATCGCGCCCTGGTTCTTCAGGTCGCGCATAAAGGCCTGCAGGCCCTCGGTGACGTCCTTGACGTAGGTCGCGGTAATGGCGCGATCGACCGCCCATTTGTGGCCATACAGGATCGCGTCCATGACGATATCCATGGTCCGCACACGGGTGACGAAGGCCCACTTCGCGTCGGCCGACAAGGTGCGGTTGCCCCACAAACGGAAGCCGTCATCGCGAATGATGGTGGCGATATTGGCGTTGTTGAGCAGGTTGGCCCGGCAGGTTTCGTCACCGTCGAGGAATTCGATCGGGCGACCGGTGCCGGTGATACCGACGAATTCCTTGTTCGATGGCGAGGCCCAGAAGCCGTACTCCGCGTCGGTCCAGGCGAACAGCCCGGCCACATACGCCGAGCCTGGTGCATCGACCGTGGCGTTTTTGCTGGTGTCCCAGTACTGCACACCCGGATCGACCATATAGGCGCGCTTGGCGCCGAACTCGCCGGCATAGGCGATGACCGCTTCATCGGTGGTGTTGGGGCCGTCGATGATGGCAAGTGCGCGCAGCTTGTCAGCCAGCGCCACCAGGGCAGTAGCGACCGCCTGGGTCGCGCTGTGCTTGGGAGTAACCAGCAGACGCGGCTGGGCGTTGAAGCGGCTTTTGCCATCGAGCAGCGCCTGCAGGCCGGTCCGCTTGCCGTCCGCCAAGGTGCCGCCGATGATCGCCGAGGTCTGCTCGGCAGCGTCCTCGAGCTTGGCTACACCACAGGCGACAATGACCGCCTTGGCGCGGGTAAAGACAGCTTGGCAAGCCTTGGTGATTGCCGCGTCAGGGCCGAACGCGGCAATCGCCTCGCGCTCGCTGGTGATCAGCATCAGGTCATTGGGCTGCGCGGTAAGCACTGGCGCCGGGGTGAAGGTATCGACCAAACCAATGATCGAGGACGACGGCAGAGCGATGGTGCGCGCACCGGTGTCGACGTTTGTTACGGTAACGCCGTGAAAGAAGCCAGACATAGACTCTCCAGATATGAAAAGGCCCCGCGTCAGCGAGGCCATTAGGGGTACAGCAGAAAAGAAAACGCCCCGTCGGTGCGGGGCGTTATTGGGATTGGTCGGCGATCCAAGACGGTGCGGCCGGCCTGTGCTCGACGACGGGAAATTGATCTGACTGGGGCCAGTCGCGCAGATCCTGCAGGTAGCCCAGTAGTTCGGCGAACTGGTCGGCTGACAGGGTGGTTTCGCGCTCAAGGTCCTGCTCGTCGCGGTGACGGTCACGCAGCCACTGCCGCGTAGCCAGTTCAGCATCGCGCCATTGCCGCTCTTGCTCTGCCTGCTGTTCCTGTGTAAGCGGCGGCGGGTCAATCAGTATTGGCAGCCCCTGCTCATCATGGCTTCGGAGCTTGCCAGGCTCAGGGTTGCCTATCACCGAATCAAAGCAGTCATCGGAGATTTCCACAGCATCTTCAGGAATTGCCTTATGGATGCCTACGAGGTAGCACATACCCGTACTCATGCTGTAAAGCCGTTTCATAGATCAGTATCCGATTGCAAAGTAGGAATTAGTCTGGGCCGCCGAGTTGGCGCTGAAGAACGTTGATTCTGTGGCTCCCCAGAACTCTGCTGCCTCAAAGGCTGACGAAAGATTGCCCCAAGGCGAACCCACCATGCTCAGGCACTTGGTGGGAAACGGGATCACGAAGTTTTTCTGAGTACCCGCAACAGCAGAAGACGGCACCGTGCCCCATTGAAAAACAAAACCACCTAGCCAAGTTGGCAAAATCAGGTAACCGTTTGACGTCATGCTCGCGGCAAAGCCAAAACGCATTCGTTTGGGCGTTACTACCGCAATTTCAGTAGCCCCCTGGTTGACCTCGGTTTGAGTGGCGATCGTCCCTGTCAGTAGCGGGTTGCCGCTCCACTTCAAGACTCCGGCGGCGTCCATGATCAATCGACCCGCCTTGCGAGCCGCCCAGTAAAACCCAATCCCCGGCGCGTATTCGTCGGTAACCTGGGCCGCACCTACTTCCTGAGCTTCGCGCATCACAAGGCCCACATCCAACGAGCCTATCCCTGCGGTAGGTGACGCCAATTGCGGCTGCTGCCTGCTTGCGTAATTGTTCTTGACCACCAACGCATCGGCGATGCCGTAGCCTGCCAACGTGGTTGCTTTATCGGCTTTCGCATCGGGATCAAAGTTGCCAGAGTGAAAGACCTTGCGAACCGGCTTGTACTCGTTGCCGGTATGGCCTCGGAACAGCAAACTTTCGTCGCGTCCGTAGAGCTGAAATCCGGAGCCGTTCTCGACACTTATTGTCAGCACGCAGCCTGCCGCCACGCCCAAGGCATTCTGATGCCCATTTGACGGGTTCTGATAGATCACCGAACTTTTGACCACCGACGCGATATCCGTCGGGACGCTGGTAAACAGTGGCAGCGCATCGACAATGCCATATCCGCCCAACGTGGTGCCTTTGTTTGCTTTGCTTGCCAGTGCGCTTGTCGTCGTGGTGGCAAAGTTGGGGTCATTGGCCAACGATGCGGCTAGTTTCTTGAGCGTGTCGAGCGTACCCGGTGCTGAATCGACTACGGCGGCAATAGCAGTTTGGACGAATGCGGTGTTGGCGATCTGCAGCGTGTTTGAACCCTTGGCTGCAGTTGGCCCTGTCGGAATACCTGTAAACCCTGGGCTTTCCAGATTCGCCAGCTCGAACGGCTCCTGCCAGGTTCCATCGTTGTTACTTACCCGCCCTAAAATCCGCTTTTGGTAGGGATAGTTGGCAATCTCGAACCCACGATTAGTGGCGTACGCCATACGCTGTACGAATACGAGCAGAGGGTATGGAGATATCACTGAGGGATAGTAGTAGTTGCCAGACGGCAGGCTGTTTAATTCCTCTTTAGTCGCAGGTATGGCGCCGCTGGTGGTATGGCCAAGACCATATTGAGCGTTGAATTGCGCCACCATACGGCGCGCCCAGTAAGTGTTAACCGAACTGTAGTCATTGGACTCAGGCGCAACTGTGGGTACCCGTGGGTTCCCAGTGAAGAGCGGGCTGTCCAACGCAGCCTTGAGCGCGAGCGCGGCAGTGACCTCAGCTTTGGTGTACACGTCCGTCAGACCGTAGCCAGCCACCGTGGTTGGATTGGCTGCAGCCGTGACGTGACCGTTCTTGTCGACCGTAACGCTACGGTAAGTACCGGCAGCAACACCGGTGCGGCCAAACACCATCTCAAAACTCAAGCCCGAAACGCCGAGGGAAATCAGGGCATCAGTGACCAACTGCCAAATGCTATCGCCGTTGGCCGTACCTTTCTCCACGTGCACCAAAAGCCCCGGCGTCACCTTAGCGCTGGTATCCGTGTCTGCAGACCGGGTCCAGGCCCCGGCAGCCACGCTATACAGCCCGTTGTCCTTCGCCGCGGTCTGATTCTTGACCAACACACGGTTGCCGGGCAGCAACGCCACCCCGTCGACCGTCTGCAGGCCGCCGAGGACGATGTTTGCCGTGGTGGCCGCTACCACCGAATGCTTGAAATCCTGCCTCGCCAATTCCTCGGTGACCCACTCCCGAGTGGCAAGTACCACGCTAGGATCAATCTTCAACTGGACGTTGCTGGCACTACTCACCACTAGGTTCATCCGCACCACTTGGGTACGTCCCGAGCCTTGACTTAGGAGCGGCTTGTAGGTCGGTGCACAATTTGCCACAGCGACCATGTCGCCATCCGCATCGTATAGGGCAATTTCGCGAATCCAGTGCCCACCCACCTCGGCAGGAATCACCTGCTCGGCGACGATAACCGCACTGTTCTTGTCATCTACCTTGAGTTGATTCAACGGCGCACGTCGCCACTCGTTGATTAGGCTGACCTGGGTCGCGTTTGGAGTTGGATCGTTGCCGTTGGCATCTCCCACCCCCAGTTGAGTAATCTTCCAAGCGATGCCCAACGCATCGGCATTAGCCTGTTTCGCCGCGCCCACATTAGTGAGAATGGCGTAGAACTGTGAATTCTGATCAACCATGAGCAATGTCCAAGATATCAATTGAATGTTCGCGACCACCGCGACCGATGGTGCCGGTGACCGCAATGACCGATGAGGCGGGCGGAAAGACATCCAGCTCGTCGCCGTCCTGAATGGCGCAGCCCAAGTGCAGCGCGCCGCGGCTTTCAAGACTTATCACCAGACCTGTCAGGTGCCGGCTGACAGGCTTGGCGTCATCAATCAGCGCCGACAACTCGGCATACGTCTGCTCACTGATACCCGCATCGGAAACGCCAATCTTCAAAGCGAAGGTTCCAGGCACAGCAGCCGGCTTGGCCTGCCACCACTCCTCCACTTCAATCAGGTAGCCAAACGGCTCGACCACACGCCGAAGTGCGCCAAGGGTGCCTTTGTGGGCATGTACGAAGAACGACGAGCGAATCACCGAGCGTTTGATCGCGTCACTCCAACTGTCGTCCCAGCGGTCGACCGACCAGGCCCAGGCAAGTTGATAGAGCAAGTGCGGCGGGCAGTTTTCGGGGCTGTAGAGCAGGCGCAAGTCGACCTTGAGGTCTTCATCGCCTGCGGCTTCGATGGCGCATTCCAGCGCGGTGCGGTTGAGCGGCAGCAGGCTGTCCATATCAGCCGCCCCGCTTCAGATCGAAGCCCGTGCACCACGCAGCCTGGGACTTGCTCGGGCGGATGTCGGCCCAGCCGCTGAGCTCAACCCGACTGACCCCGCCAATGTGCAGCTGTGCATCGATCCCGGAGCGTGCAACTTCGACGCCCAGGCGTCGACGCGGGTTGATCCAGGCTTGCAGCCGACGACGGCACTCGGCGAGCACCGCCTCCGACTCAGGGCCGCTGTCAGCGATGTAAACGGTGGCATCAATGCGGTACGGCAAGACCTCGGCACTACGCACGCTGACGCGGTCGGCTACCGGGCGAATGTCATCGTCATTGAGGTACGCGGCCACCTGGGCCAGCAACTGCGCATCTGCTACACCGTTGCCCTCCAGGCTCAACACAGTGACATCGACGACCGCGGGCGACGGGCTCTCGGCGGTCGCGTCAGCGACCAGCCCCGAGGCGTTGCGAGCGTGCAGGATGTAACTGTTGCGCGGCCCGGCAGTGGTGAGCCCCTCGTAGACCAACTGCACCCGCTCGCGCAGTGCCGCGTCAGACTCGAACAGTGCCTCGAGCGGCGGTACCTGAGTCCGGTCTTCAGTCTGGATGAGCAAACGCTGCAGGCTGACATTGGCCGCTAATTGGTCGAGGTCGCTGCCTTGGGCGTAAGCCAACAGCAGTGCCTTGGCCGCGTCGTTGATGCGTGCCCGGTTGAGCAATTTGCGGTAGGCCCCGACCTCCAGCAGCTTGCAGACCGGGTCACTTTCAAGCTGTGCGGTCCAAGCGTCCCCCAGATGGGCGCGAAAGGTCTGCAGATCAGCCTGATATAAGGCCTCGTAATCGAGATCTTCGAGCAACTGAGGTGCTGGCAACCGGGCCAGGTCGACTTGGCTCATACCTGCACCTCGAGCGTGGCATCAGCGCCCAGGTAGCGGCCACGCAGGCTCATGCTGACCTGACCGCCGATTACCGCAATCACCTTGACTCGCTCCAATTGCAAACGCGGTTCCCAACGCCCCAGGGCACGGGCGACTTCAGCTTGGACTGCGCTTTTCCAACCTTCGTTGACCGGCAGGTCGACGTAGCGGCGCAATTGGCTGCCGTATTCCGGGCGCATGCGGCGGCTGCCGAGGGGGGTAGAAAGGATGTCTTCAATCGATTGACGCAGGTGGGCGATGCCGGCCAACGCCTGGCCGGTGCGCCGGTCCATACCGATCATGGCGCACCTCCAGGCGAGCACCGGACAGCGATGGCCGAGCCCCATGGGCAGGTTTGCATAGCAGTCTCCTGACAGAAAAAACCCGCATCGGCGGGTCTGTTAATGTTTGTGATTGGCCGTGTTGCCGGCCGTGTCGATGATCTGGCCGCCACCATTGATATCGCCGCTGACCACCAGCGGGCCCTTGATCGAGACGCTACCGGTGAGGGTGATCGCCGCAGCGTCAAGGCTGATGGCGCCGTCGCTGACCTGCAGCGTGCTGGCCCCGACCCGGATGCTGGCGTTGCCGGTTGGCAAGTGGATGTCGTAGCGCCGAGCTTGCCAGTCGTAGGCGAGTGAGCCGCCATCGGCGAAATGCCACACTTCAAGGTGGTCACGGTTATCTGGTGGGCTCCCGGCATTGCCATACAGTCCCGGGAAAAACGTGCCCTGAGCCGGCTCGCCGCTGGGACTCAACAGCACACCCTGCTCGCCAATACTTGGCGCGCGCCAGTGGCGGGCCTGGCCTGCCGCCAGTGCATGCCAGCGCAACCAGGCGCTGCTCCAGCCGCTGCCATCCGAGACCCGTACCCGCGCAGCGGCAGGATCCACCGCCACTACGCGGCAAGGGATGACCAGGCAGGCCAACATGCGGTCGTGCATTGAACTTGAGTAACTCATGACAGATCCTGTGCAGGGAAGTAATTGCCCTCGTTGCCAGGGCCGGTTTCCGGGCTGATACCAAGCATCAACTGCCCAGGCGGCTGGTCGGGCCAATCCCAGCGTGGCTCGCCGAGCAGCACCGGCTGGTCCCAACGCACCGTCCAGCCACTACCGTCGAACTGAGCCTCGACATTGCGGCTCGCTTCGACGAAATCCAACTCCCAGAACTGCTGGCGCAGCACGTCGATCAATTGCGCTGCCAGGAGGCTGCCTTGCAGGCGCGCCTCGGCCTGGGCGCTATCCGCGGCGGTAATGTCCGCCTCGAAACTGGCGAGCAGCACCGAGCGCCCGTCGCGGGGGGCAGGATCGGCCGTCATGCGCACCACGCCATGGCGCAGTGCGGGTAATGCCGTGCTGTTTCCTACAGCTGAATATGCATCGACTGACGCAAGTTCCGGGATCGCCTCACGAATGGTTGCGGTTACTGCCGCGTGTAAGGTTGTCAGTTCGCTCATGTTCAGGGCTCCTCTCGCACATCTGCCCGCGCGCCGTCGCGCAGCCCAAGCCGCTTGGCTGCCCAGCGCTCATAAAGGCCGATGGCAACATCTGCTCCCGCCATCGCCGTCAGGCAGCCAAAGGCGCTGGCGCTCCAGATCGACATGCCGCTGGCGTACAGCAGCATCACCGTCGACACGCCACAGATCATGCATGCCCCGGAACGCAGCGCCAGCCGGCGCACCAGCGACCAGCCTTTTGCTCCAGCCTTGTCGGCCCGCCACATTTCGCCGGAAACACCGCCCAGCAACGCCAGGACGATTACCAGCCAGAGCGGCATTTCCAGTAACGCTTGTTGCTCGTTCGTCACTGCCCTGTCTCCTGTGTAATGCCCGCCGACGACTGTCGACAGGTCGGTTTGGGTTTCAACTCGGCATTCCAAAAAGCCCGCCATCGCCGGCTTTTCAGTAATGCGTGGTCAACCGCAGGCCACTACTGGTGACACCTGCGGTCATGTCCAAAACTGTTGACTCCGACCGCGGCCGCCTGCCCGCCGGAAAACTGTTCGTGGTGCTTTAAGCTGCACACCCGGGCCAGTTGCCAACCCTCTGAACAGTTGAGGCCTGTTCATCGCTGCCTTTGCAACAACCGGTTTCTGCCCGGCTTAAGAAACACGTTATGCGCATATGCATATGCAGTCAATGCATTTATTCATAGAATTTCACGTGGGTATTTGCTGATATGCATGAAGGCCATGCATCGCGCTGGCTGTAGGACTTTTCTGCAGGCGAAAAAAAACCCGCCGAAGCGGGTTTGTGCTGACGATGTTCACTCAGCGGGCGTACATCCCCCACCAGAAGACGTGGCCCAGCAGGCTGATCTGCTCATCCTGCATCTGCTGGAAAGTGTAGTCCTCGTCGGGGTGCTCATCGCGGTTGAAGCTGCGCAGGCGGATGCCGGTTGGCAAGCGATACACCTGCTTCACACGCAACTGGCCGTTGTGATTGATGGCATAGAGGTCGCCATCGACGATATCGCCGATCGCACATTTACCGGTATTGACCCCTACCGTGGCGCCATCACGCAGCACCGGCAACATGCTGTTGCCGCGCACGGTCACGCACTTGGCGTTGTCGAACTGGACGCCATTGTGGCGCAGGCTGCGCTTGCCGAAACGCAGGCGCGCACGCTCGCTCTCTTCGATGACGAATCTTCCTGATCCTGCTGCCAACTCGACCTCGCGAAGAAAGGGCACGCTAACCTCGTCGTCCTCGACGGGGGTTTCGTCGTCCCACAGGCTGATATCGCTCATGTCGGCATGACCATGAGCCGGCTGCGCCGCTTCACGCGACTCGCCGAGTTCGGCGCGGCCACGTAACTGGTCGGTGCTGACGGCGAAATACTCGGCGATTTTGGAGACGTGTTTGTCTGACGGATCAACGATCTTTTCGCTGAGAATCCGCGAAAGCGTGGATTGAGGAACGCCCGTGCGCCGGTGCAGCTCCGTCGGAGACAGGCCGTGGCGGTCGAGCAAGGTCTTGAGTACGGAGGCTACGTTGCGTTTTTGCATAAGCCGCATAATGCAACGAGTTGTGCGCAAATGCAATTGATGCGGCAGCGCACGGGCCTGCGCTTGGCAGAGTGCTGCAATCCAATGGCGTATCGTCCCTGCATCGCCGGGCAAAAGTCTGTAACATTGCCGGTTTCAAAATCGCCCACCGAATTACGCTGTAAGGCCCCGAATGTCTGACCTCTCCGCGCACACTCCAATGATGCAACAGTACTGGCGGCTGAAAAATCAGCACCCGGACCAGTTGATGTTCTACCGCATGGGCGATTTCTACGAGATCTTCTACGAAGACGCGAAGAAAGCCGCCAAGCTGCTGGACATCACCCTGACCGCGCGCGGTCAGTCGGCCGGCCAGTCGATCCCGATGTGCGGGATACCGTTCCATTCGGCAGAGGGCTACCTGGCCAAGCTGGTCAAGCTCGGCGAGTCGGTGGTGATCTGCGAGCAGATCGGTGATCCGGCGACCAGCAAGGGCCCGGTCGAGCGTCAGGTGGTGCGTATCATCACGCCTGGCACGGTGAGCGACGAGGCGCTGCTCGATGAGCGCCGCGACAACCTGATTGCCGCCGTGCTCGGCGATGAGCGGCTGTTCGGCCTGGCCGTGCTGGACATTACCAGCGGCAACTTCAGCGTGCAGGAAATCAAAGGCTGGGAAAATCTGCTGGCCGAGCTTGAGCGGATCAACCCGGTCGAGCTGCTGATCCCGGATGACTGGCCACGCGACCTGCCGGCCGAGAAGCGCCGCGGTTGCCGGCGCCGCGCCCCGTGGGACTTCGACCGCGATTCGGCGCGCAAGGGCCTGTGCCAGCAGTTCGCGACCAAGGACCTCAAGGGCTTTGGTTGCGACAAGCTGACCCTGGCGATCGGTGCCGCAGGCTGCCTGCTGACCTACGCCAAGGAAACCCAGCGCACCACCCTGCCGCACTTGCGCAGCCTGCGCCACGAGCGCATGGACGACACGGTGATCCTCGATGGCGCCAGCCGGCGCAATCTTGAGCTGGACATCAACCTGGCCGGTGGCCGCGACAACACTCTGCAATCGGTCATCGACCGTTGCCAGACAGCCATGGCCAGCCGCCTGCTGAGCCGTTGGCTGAACCGCCCACTGCGCGACCAGAAGGTGCTGCAAGCGCGTCAGGAATCGATCCGTTGCCTGCTCGACGGCTATCGGTATGAAAAGCTGCAACCGCAACTCAAAGAGATTGGCGACCTGGAGCGGATCCTGGCCCGGATCGGCCTGCGTAACGCCCGTCCGCGCGACCTGGCGCGACTGCGCGACGCCCTCGCCGCCCTGCCTGAGCTGCAAAATGCCATGGCAGACCTGGAGGCGCCGCACCTGGCCCGCCTGGCGGCCATCACCGGCACTTACCCGGAGCTGGCCAGCCTGCTCGAGCGAGCCATTATCGACAACCCGCCCGCAGTTATCCGCGACGGTGGTGTGCTCAAGACCGGCTACGACAGCGAGCTCGACGAGTTGCTGGCCATGAGCGAAAACGCCGGCCAGTTCCTGATCGACCTGGAAGTGCGGGAAAAAGCCCGCACCGGCCTGCCCAACCTCAAGGTGGGCTACAACCGGGTGCATGGTTACTTCATCGAGCTGCCCAGCAAGCAGGCCGAACAAGCGCCTGCCGACTACATCCGTCGGCAGACCCTCAAGGGCGCCGAGCGCTTCATCACGCCAGAACTGAAAGCCTTCGAAGACAAGGCGCTGTCGGCCAAGAGCCGAGCCCTGGCGCGTGAGAAGATGCTCTACGATGCGCTGCTGGAAAACTTGATCGGTCACCTAGCGCCGCTGCAGGACAGCGCCGCAGCACTGGCCGAGCTGGATGTGCTGAGCAACCTCGCCGAGCGCGCTCTGACCCTCGACCTGAACTGCCCAAGCTTTGTTGACGAGCCTTGCCTGCGGATCGAGCAAGGTCGCCACCCCGTGGTCGAGCAGGTGTTGACCACGCCGTTCGTGGCCAACGACCTGGGCCTGGACGACAGCACGCGCATGCTGATCATCACCGGCCCGAACATGGGCGGTAAATCGACCTACATGCGCCAGACCGCACTGATCGTGCTGATGGCGCACATTGGCAGTTTCGTCCCGGCGGCGCGCTGCGAGCTGTCGCTGGTCGACCGCATCTTCACCCGTATCGGCTCCAGTGATGATCTGGCCGGCGGCCGTTCGACCTTCATGGTCGAGATGAGCGAGACTGCCAACATCCTGCATAACGCGACCGACCGCAGCCTGGTGCTGATGGATGAAGTCGGCCGTGGCACCAGCACCTTCGATGGCCTGTCGCTGGCCTGGGCCGCCGCCGAGCGCCTGGCGCAACTGCGCGCCTATACCCTGTTCGCCACGCATTACTTCGAATTGACGGTACTGCCCGAGAGCCAGCCGCTGGTGGCCAACGTGCATCTGAACGCCACCGAGCACAACGAACGCATTGTCTTCCTGCACCATGTCCTGCCAGGCCCTGCCAGCCAGAGTTACGGCCTGGCGGTGGCACAACTGGCCGGCGTACCCGGCCCGGTGATTCAACGTGCACGCGAGCACCTGAGCCGACTGGAAACTGCCAGCCTGCCTGGCGAGGCTGTAACCAGCCCAGGCAAAGCAGTGCATGACCCGCATGTCCCGCACCAGAGCGACCTGTTTGCCAGCCTGCCGCATCCTGCCATCGACAAGTTGGGCAAGCTCGACCTGGATGGCATGACCCCGCGCCAAGCTATCGAAATGCTATATCAACTGAAGAACCTGTTATAA